ACTTCAAGGTTTAGCGATTGCTCCCACTGATGTAGATCAGCTTGTTAGAAGAATACCTCTTTTAGTAAAAACACCTAATAATGATTGGATTCCTAGTTTTGGTACACAAATATACAAAGCATTGTTTGATGTAAAAACTTACATTATAAAAACTAATGATAATGGTATAGAAGAAATATCAATAAGAGGAATACCACCAGTTAAAACAGATAGTTTTGGTCGCAAATGGATTAGTTGGGTGAACACACCACAAACAGATTTACAAGAAATGGATGTTGCAGGCAAGTTTGTATTTGTTGGTGTTACTGCTAACGGAATTATGCCTCAAATTGCAACACCTATCGGTTTGTTAGAGCCACATAAAATACAAGCAGCACTTGCTGAATCAATACTTGTACAAGATAGTCCTTATATACCTGACTGGTCTTTAGCTGCTGAAATAATAATGCTTATTGTATTTGTTAGTTTGGTTTGGTTCGCACTTCATCATTTAGGAATTACTTGGGGTATTACTGTTGCAACTATGTTAATCATTACTACTGGTGGTTTAGGATATTATTTTATAAGTACGGGGTTGTTGGTAGATGTATCTTGGACACTTATATCAGAGTTTATTTCAGGATCTATAGCTTTTTATTTAAGGTTTAGACAACAATATAAATTACGTCAACAGATAAAAAAACAGTTTGAACATTACCTGGATCCACGCCAAGTCAAAAAATTACAAGATAATCCTAGTTCTTTGGTATTAGGTGGTGAACGTAGATACTGCACATTTTTATTTACAGATGTAAGAGGATTTACTGCTTTATCTGAACGACTAGAGCCAGAAGAAGTTACAGAAATTATGAACAAAGCACTTACAATACAAGCTGACACCGTTAAAAGATATGATGGTATGGTAGATAAGTATATAGGCGATGCTATGATGGCTATTTTTAATGCTCCTATAGATACTCCAGGACATGAAAATTCTGCAGTTTTGTGTGCTATGGAAATACAAGACAAAATAAAAATGGCTAATTTAGACGTAGAGATAGGCATAGGTGTTAATAGCGGTTACGCAGTTATTGGGAATATGGGCAGTGAAACTAGATTTGATTATACGGCTATTGGAGATGCAGTAAACCTTGCAGCAAGACTAGAGAGTTCGACTAAGGATGTTGGAGAAGATATTGTTATAGGTTATGATACTATCAATGCAAGTAGCTTTAGCGATCAAATTATGTTAAAAGAGCTTGATAGTATTTTTGTAAAAGGTAAAGAAAAACCAATTAAAATATACACTATACAATATGGTTAATAAAAAAATGACAGTAAACGATGTTGCAGAAAGACTTACAAAGTTAGAAACAATATCACACGAGCGTTGGAAAACCGCATTCAACGAGTTTTCTGATATAAAACAAGAAATCACCTATATTAATTCAACTATGAAAGCCGCAACCTTTGGTGTGTTTGGGTTTCTTGGTGCAATTGGTATAGCTGTTGTATCGAGCATATTAATATGAAAGGATTATTAAAAAATATAGTTGGTGCTGTTGCACCTACATTAGGCACAGCAATTAGTGGACCTTTAGGGGGAATGGCCATGGGTAAGATAGCAGAAGTGCTAGGTGTATCTAATGATCAAAAATCTGTACAACAAGCAATACAAAACGCTACTCCAGAACAAATGATGGAACTTAAAAAAGCTGAACAAGAGTTTGAAGTGCAAATGAAAGAACTTGATGTAGATGTATTTAAACTAGAAGTAGCTGACAAACAAAATGCTAGAGGTATATTTAGCAAAGATTGGACTGCTCGTATTATAGGTTTATTTACCATAGGTGGATTTCTAGGATATATATTTTTAGTAACACTACAACCACCTGAACAAAATTCTGAAGCACTTATAAATTTAGTGCTTGGTTATCTTGGAGGATTAGCAAGTGCAATTATTTCGTTTTATTTCGGAGCATCTCACACCAACGACAAAGGAGAGTAATATGCAAATATCTCAAGAAGGTATAGCCTTAATAAAAAAATTTGAAGGTTGTGAGCTAGAGGCTTACAAATGTGCGGCTGGAGTTTGGACTATAGGTTATGGATCTACAAAAGGAGTTGAAGAGGGTAATACTATAACTCAAGAAAATGCAGATAATTTATTATTAGAAGAAATGCACGAATACGAAGGTTATATAAACGACATGGTCACTGTTGATCTAAAACAGAACGAGTTTGATTCCTTAGTATCATGGGTATTTAATTTAGGACCCTCAAACCTATCTTCAAGTACTTTATTATCTAGGCTCAATAACAAAGTTTGGGATGATATACCAAATCAAATTAAACGTTGGAATAAAGCAGGTGGGCAAGTCAGACAAGGTTTAGTAAGAAGAAGAGAAGCAGAGGCTTTGCTTTTTCAAGGTAAAGATTGGACAGAGGTATAAATGCCATTACAAAAACTTACATTTAGACCAGGTATAAATAGAGAAGGTACAGCTTACGATAATGAAGGAGGTTGGTTTGATTGTAATCTTGTGCGGTTTAGAAAAGGTAGACCAGAAAAATTTGGTGGTTGGGCAAAAACAACATCTAATACTTACCTAGGTACTGCTAGAGCATTACATGCGTGGATTTCTTTAGCTGGTACTAAATTTTTAGGTCTTGGCACAACTTTTAAATACTATATAGAATCTGGTAATGTTTTTAATGATATTACACCAATAAGGGCAACAACAAGTGCAGGGGACGTAACATTTTCTGCAAGTAATGGTGATGCTACTATAACTGTAGCCGATACAGCACACGGGGCAGTACAAAACGATTTTGTTACTTTTAGTGGAGCTGTAACATTAGGCGGCAATATAACAGCAAATGTACTCAATCAAGAGTATCAAATAGCAACTATAATAAATGTTAATAGCTATACAATTGAAGCAAAAGATACTTCAGGCTCTACTGTAACGGCAAACGCATCAGACAGTGGTAATGGTGGTTCATCTGTTGTTGGAGCATATCAAATCAATGTAGGCTTAGATGTCTATGTGCCTGGTACTGGGTGGGGTATCAACGGTTGGGGCGAGGGCAGTTTTGGTAGCACATCTTCATTAAGTGATACTAATCAGCTTAGAATATGGACGCATGATAACTTTGGTGAAGATTTAATTATAAATCAAAGAAATTCAGGTATTTTTAAATGGACAGAAAATAACGGCGTAAGCACTAGAGCTGTAGAATTATCTAGTATATCAGGTGCAAATTTAGTCCCTACCAAAGGTTTACAAGTAATTACCTCTGAAAAAGATAGACATTTAATAGTTTTAGGTGCAGATCCTATATCTGGTTCTACAAGAACTGGAACTGTTGATCCAATGCTTATAGCATTTAGTGACCAAGAAAATGCTTTAGATTTTGAGCCCTTGTCAACGAACACTGCAGGTTCATTAAGGTTGTCAAGCGGCTCATCCATTATTGGTGGTGTAAAAGCACGACAAGAAATATTAGTTTGGACTGATACAGCTTTGTATAGTATGCAATTTATTGGACCACCATTTACATTTGGAATAAATTTAATAAACGAAGGAACAGGATTAATTGGTCCTAAAGCTGCAGTCACAACTCCAAGTGGTGTTTACTGGATGAGTTATAACAGTTTTTATTCATACAATGGTAGTGTTCAAACACTTCCATGTTCAGTACATAACTATGTGTTTTCAGACATAAACCTTACTCAATCATTTAAAATAAATTCTTTTACTATAAAAGATAAAAGTGAAGTAGGTTGGTTCTATTGCTCGAGTGGTGCAACTGAAATAGATAGGTATGTTATATACAATTACGTAGAAGGCATTTGGTTCTACGGACAACTATCAAGAACGGCTTGGCTTGACTCTGGTATTGAAAACTATCCAAGAGCTGTAAGCGGTGGGTTTTTGTATCAACAAGAGTTAGGATTTAATGATGATGGTTCTCCTATGACTAATGTTTTTATTGAAAGCAGTGATCTTGATATAGGAGATGGTAATCAATTTAGTTTTGTAAAAAGAATAATACCAGACTATAAATTCTTACAAGATGATAATAACGGAAATATAAATATAGTTTTAAAAACAAGG